AAGAAGAGTATAAGAAACTCGGACCTAATGCTGATGCTACCATTAAATCTATGACGGATTGGGCGCAAAGCCTTGTTCGCAAAGGTGTGTGGGGCGAGAATGACTTTGAAGAGTTCAAGATCATGGGTGGTACTGCCGATGGTATGCGCGCTCTTCAGAAGATACGGGCATATTATGGAGATCAGACTGTGCCTGTTGATGTCTCAACCATTGAAGAAGGACCAAGCCGTGAAGAGCTAACAGCTATGGTTGGTCGTCCTGAATACAATACTGATCCTGCGTATCGTGCCAAGGTCGAACGTATGTTTGAAAAGATGTACGGGAGTGATCCTTATCAACCAATATAGGTGTTGCAAAAATGCAACAATGTTACTTGTTTACAACTAATAATTAGTTTCTTATATTGGGTCTGACGGATACCCATCACTGGCCCGTCAGACCCGCCTTGGGACGTGGCGCTAAATCGTTCAAGCTCGCAGCCCGTATGGATACCTGCACAGCGATTAATTTGATAACTGTTTCAACGAAAGGAACTAAGAAATGGCTGTTGGCATTTCTAACGCTTTCGTCCAGTTGTTTGATGCTGAAGTCAAGCAGGCATATCAAGCGTCTCGTGCGCTTGCAGGCGTGACTCGCGAGCGAAACAACGTCGAAGGCAATCAGGTGAAGTTCCCCAAAATTGGGAAAGGCACCGCAACTATCCGCGTCCCTCAATCGGACGTGACCCCTCTTAATGTCTCTTACTCTCAAGTGACAGCTTCAATGTCGGATTATATTGCTGCTGAATACAGTGATATCTTCCATCAAGCGAAAGTAAACTTTGACGAGCGTCGTGAGCTTGTGCAGGTCGTTGGTAACGCCATTGGTCGTCGCATGGATCAACTCGTCATTGACGCACTAAATGCTTCGTCGGGCGCAGCAACTGTTGCAACTTCAGTCGGTGGTGCTAGTACTAACCTAAACCTCGCTAAGTTACTTGCTGCTAAAAAAGCTCTGGACGCCAAAAACGTCCCTGCTGAAGGTCGTTGCATGATTATCCATGCTAATGGTTTAGCTGCATTGCTTGACGAAACCGAACTTACCAGCAGTGACTTCGCTACAGTGAAGGCTCTGTCTATGGGTGAGATCGACACATTCCTCGGATTCAAGTTCATCATGCTTGGTGATCGTGACGAAGGTGGCTTGCCACTTCCATCCACGCGCACCAGCTTTGCCTTCCACCGCGATGCGGTTGGCCTTGGCATTAGCATGAACCAAAAGTCTGAGATTAACTATGTGCCTGAGAAGACATCCTTCCTTGTCGCTTCAATGTTCTCCGCTGGAGCCATTGCAATCGACGATGAGGGTATCGTCAAAATCTCTAGCACTGAATAAGGAGGCTGAATTATGGCTTTTGATGCTGCTGGCCTCGGTGTTGTTTCAGCTTCTAAAAAGGGTAATGCTCCAAGCATCTACACCTATCAGACCGCTGATACGATTGCTGATGTAAATACCGCTGGTTACTTCAATGACTTATCGGACACTCTTGCAGTGGGCGATTTGATTTATTGCGTAACCTCTACTGGAGGCACTCGCGTTAGCACACTCACCCAAGTTCTCTCGAACGCAAGTGGTGTTGTTGACGTTGCTGACGGTACAACTCTTGCCGCAACTGACGGCGACTAATAGGATCGGGGTGGGTTTCGGCCCACCCCTTTTCTTGCGGAGTAAAATATGGCTTCTGGGGATACCAAACTAACTATCTGTTCAGACGCCATGCTGATGCTTGGTGCGTCTGCTATTTCTTCTTTTTCTGAGGGAACCGATGAGGCGCAGATTGCGGATCGTTTGTATAACGATATCCGCGATACTTTAATTATGCAGTACCCTTATTCGTGGTCTATCACGAAGGTGAAGTTAGCGCGTTTGATTGATGCTCCGATTAATGAATGGAAGTATCAATACGCTCTTCCCGGCGACATTCTAGGAAACCCTAAAGCTCTATTTATCACAGGCTCTGTTGGCTCAACGCCAGTGCGTGAGTTTGAGGTTTACGGGACTTCTATTTATACGAACTACGAGCAGATTTGGATTGATTATCAATTCAGACCAGAACCTGCTTTTTTCCCACCATACTTCGTTAATCTATTAAAACACGCATTGGCTGCTGCTTTTGCTGAACCCATTACGGACCAAATACAAAAAGGCGACTATTACCATCGCCTTGCTTACGGTTCTCCGGGTGAAAATATGCGTGGTGGTTTAGCAAGGGTTGCGATGAATATTGACGGTGTTGATCGTCCAGCCCAAAATATTATGGACTTCCCACTAACTGAGATACGCGCATGAGTCGAATTGTTCGTATGCAGAACAATTTTACGTCTGGAGAGTTAGACCCACGTCTTCGCTCAAGGACAGATATTGCCCAATATCAATCGGGCTTAACAACTGCGCGTAATGTTTCTATTCAACCTCAAGGTGGCGCTAGTCGTAGGCCCGGAACTAAATATATAGCTACATTAGATGCTGGAGCAGCTAACGCTGTTCGTATGGTTGCGTTTGAGTTTAGTGTAAATGACAGTTATATGCTCGTGTTTACACCCGGTAGAATGTACGTTTTTAAGAACGGTGTGCAGATTACAAATATTAATAGTTCTGGAAACGATTACGCCACGGTATCGGCACTAACTTCATCTATCTTACCTGAGATGAATTGGGTGCAGTCTGCTGATACAGTGATTATCGTGCATGAAGACCTTGAGCCTCTAAAGATTGTGCGCGGTGCAACCGATGCCGATTGGGAAGTAAGCACGATTGTTTTCGATCATATTCCAAGATTTGCATTTGATTTAGATACACACATAACAACTTACGATATCACTCCTAGTGCAGCGAGTGGTAACATTACATTAACCGCTTCTGGTGCGACTACTGACACAGGAAACGCTCAAGCTGGTACAATCAGTACAATCACGCTCAAAGCTGGTAGTAGCTTTACCAGTGATGACCAACCCAATGGTATGTTTGTTACATTGACTAGTGGTGCTGGAGCGGGACAGGTTAGACACGTTGAAGACTATGTTGCTTCATCAAAGGTTCTTACTGTCTATCCCGATTGGGATACGGCTCCAAACGCTACAACTAGCTACAAAGTTGCACCATTTGGTACAGCAATGGTTGATGAATACATTGTTCCAATTACTGGATTTGGCCGCGCCCGTATTATTGAATTTATCAGTGATACGGTGGTTAAAGCTGTAACTGAAATCCCATTTTTTGATACAAGCACAATCGTTGCTGGTGATTACGAAACAGAACACGGTTACGAGCCAACGTGGTCTTCTTCTCGTGGATGGCCTCGTAGCGTTGTATTCCATGAAGGTCGTTTGTATTTTGGTGGAAGTAGGTCGCGCCCTTCAACCATCTGGGGTTCTCGTGTTGCTTCATTCTTTGACTTTAGCGTTAATGAAGCATTTGATGATGATGCAGTTGAAGCGTCATTAGACACTGGTACATTTAATGCAGTCGTGGATATCTTCTCTGGCCGTCATCTGCAAGTTTTCACAACGGGCGGCGAGTTTTATGTACCTCAATCTTTGGATGAACCGATAACGCCAGCTAACTTGATTGTTAAACAGCAATCGTCGTTTGGTATGAAGCCGGGTATTCGTGTGCAGAACATTGACGGTGCAAGTTTATTTGTTCAGAGACAAGGTAAAGCACTGCAAGACTTTTTGTTTGCTGATGTTCAGAACGCTTATGCGTCAGCTAAGATATCGTTGCTATCTTCACATTTACTTAAATCTCCAGAAGAGATGGCAACCCGTGTTGCGACAAGTACAGACGAGGGTGATCGTCTTTTGATCGTAAATGGAGAAGATGGTTCTATAGCTTGTTATACGTTGCTACGATCACAAAACGTAGTTGCGCCCTCTGAGTGGACAACCGATGGTGACTTTGTGAATGTAGGCGTTGATATTGATGATATTTACGTTGTCGTGAAACGCAACATAAATGGATCAGATGTTTATCTTGTGGAGTTGTTTGATGATGAAATCTTTCTTGATTGCGCTAAAACGGGTGGCGCAGCTTCTTCTGTTAATATGGATCACCTTGAAGCCGAAACTGTGCAGATTATACGAGATGGTATTGTCGAGCCTGAACAAGTTGTACCAAGCTCTCCGTACACTATTACGTTCGCTCAAGCGGCGACTTCAAGCTATCAAGTTGGGTTAAACTTTAATGCTGAATTAAAGACGCTTCCAGTAGAGCCTAGATTAGAAAGTGGTTCTTTGCGTGGCTTTAAAAAGCGTATATTTGAAGTAAATGCTGAAGTTTATGAAACGCAATCTATGACGATTGGTGGTAAAGAGATTGCGTTCCGTCGTCTTGATGGCGCTATCTTAGACTCTGCTGTTCCAGAATTTACAGGCATCAAGACATTGCATGGTATTCTGGGTTATACTTATGAAGGTCAAATAACAATCGGGCAATCGGTTCCTTTGAAAATGACAGTTCTTGGTATCGACTACAAACTAAGCGCGGGGCAATAGCATGGCTGCTGCATTACCATTTTTAGCTGTTGCATTACCTGTTGCTCTTTCTGCTGTTTCGGCATACGGGCAATACAAAGCTGGACGGGCAGAAGCAAAAGGTCTTGCTCGTCAATCTGCTATAGTAGAACTCCAAGGGCGTTCTGAGGCTCTAAGATATAGAGAAGAAGCTGTTGCGACTATGGATCGTATATTGCGGACTCAAGCAACAATAAATGCTCGTGCAGGTGCCGGAGCGATTGACCCATTTTCAGGAAGTGCATTAGCAATACAAGATTATGCTATGGCTGAAGGTGCTACTGAAATTTATGTATCCAGAGATAATGAAATTGTTGCTCGTGAGGGTGGTTTAATACAAGCCACTGAACTCAGGAAGCAGGCAAAATCTGTGCATACGCAAGGTTTGTTTAAAGCTGGTACTACGATTGGTAGTTCTCTTATGAGGGCTGCTTCTATTGGTGGCCCATCTGGTTCTTCTGGTGGCAGCAGTACCGCAGCAGTTTGGACGTGAGGTAAACAATGGTAGAACGCCTTCCTCGCTTTGAACGCCGTCGCGCAGGTCTTGTTACGCCTCGCATTGACCTTGTGTCTAGCGCCCAAACAAAAGCTCGTGCTTATCAAAATATGTCTGATGCTATCGGGCGTATGTCTGAATTTGCATTTGAGAGGGCTGAAGCAAGTGCAGCAGCGGCTGGCGCTCAAGAAGGTGCATTAGAGTCAACAGAGGTTCTTCAAAGGTCATTAGGCAAAGACCCTGCCACAATGACTATTTACGAAAAATCAGCGTATCAAGCAGCTACTAAAGCTCTTAGCGCAGAGGTTGAAGCTAAAGCGCGTTTTAAGATGCAAGAAGTTGCACTTCAAGCTCAACGCGATGAACTCACTCCAGAAGATACTGCATCACGTCTCAATGACGTTATTGATGGTTATGCCAGTAGTTTCAACATCTTATCACCAGAAACTCAGGTACACCTAAAAAGAACCCTTGGTTCTGTTAGAGATTCGCATTTTTTACAGCAAACAAATATTTATCTAAAAGCTCAAGACGCGCAAAGCAGAGCAGATAGTTCTTATGCTCTTGCTGACCACACACGCACGATTGAACGCCTTGGTCGCCAACAAGTTGATAATTCTGTTCTTGAAGAAAACATAGCTAATTTACGGGTTTTCATGGAGGGCAAACGCTACTCTCCAGAAGATATTGCTACAGAAGAAATCAACGCAAGAAATAGGTTTCATAAAGCTAGGCTTGATGGCGCTTGGGATGATTTAGAAAGTTTAGATGAGCGCACAAAGTTTATGGCTGAACTACACTTTCAACAAGAAAAGGGTGGTCCTCTTGTTGAAGGATTAGATGATAATGTTATTGAAAGTAAAAAGTCAGTTTTTGCTGCTCAAATCAAAAGAGAAATGGATGATTTAGAAAGCAAAGGTAAAGACCTTGCTTCCGATTTTAAAGAAATCGCCAAAAATGTAGATAGAGGATATTTACCAGACGCAGACGATGTTTCTGAGTTTGACCAAAAACGGAATGAATTAGCTGCTGCTGGTGTAGATACAAGCGATTACGATAAATTGCGTGTTGGTATGGAAACAGCCGCTGAACGTAATCGCACCTATAATCAGTTAGGTATTCCTGATCTTGAGGCTTTACGGAATGGTTTTGCTAAAGCCGTACAAGACGGCGCTACACAAGACGAA